AGCCGCCAGTGCTGAGGCCTCCACCCCCACGCCAGGGTGAACAGCCGTCAGCTTGTTCAGTTGCGTCATGGATGGGTATTCCCCCTGCGCCTCACTTGTGAGTTGCGACTTGTCCGGCAGTATGTCAATGAACTTCCAAGTGGTGTCAGCCACCAGCTCGAAGTTTCCAGAGTATGCCGCCGATGTCAGTCGCCCGTTCGCGTCGCGCGTCAGCGTAGGCCACTGCACAATCTGGTCCTTGCTTATGTAGTACAGACGTCGTTTGATGCCTGGGAGCTCAGGCGTGCCTTGGCACCATGCCAGCGACTTCTGTATAGGAGTACATGATTTAGCCATAGTCTAATAGTAGATTAGTGA